GAATGCATCTAGTAGCTTCTGAGCTTCCTTATTTGTCATACCTGTCTCACGAGCCAATTTAGCGGCTCCTACACCATAGGTAGCTGAGTAATTAACTACCTTGTAGTTCTTGCGTAGGTCTTTAAGAGACTTCTCACCTGAGTTATGTTTGTCAATATCCTCTTGGCTTATTATCCCGGCGTGTTTAGCTAGGTCAAGGTGAGGATCAAAGCCATCCCTAGACATTTCCGCTACATAGTCTGGATCAAGAGGTTTCATATAGTGACGCTTAGTCGTGTCCTCTAGGCTAGTCATATCAGCCCCACACAGAACGTAACCCTCTGGTGCAGTCAGTAGACCACGTATCTCTTTACCGTAAGGCTTCTCCACTGAGGGAAGATTAACCAGAGGCTTTGCGTGTTTGAATCGCAAGGTGTTTGTCATTCCAGCAATCGTAGCCTGTACATAACCATCAGACTCAAACTCTATAATACCTTTCAGGACAGCAATACGATGGCTAAGGACAGACAGTCCATCTAGGATAGCGACTGCAGGATCTTCAGAGATAAGTTTAATGACAGAAGGGCAAAGCTCTCCATCCTTACGTACCTGTGGAACCTGACGCTCAACACCGTCTGGCCCTCGTACAAACTTAAATGTGCGAGGAACCCAACCAATAGAGTATAGCCACTCTTTTACTTGCTCTGGTGAGTTAGGGTTACCCTGACGTTCACCTGTCTTGACAACAAAAGACTGTACACTGTCTGGCTGTTTGTACTGCTTACGTAGTTCTTCAAACTTCTCACCGTGAGCAGACAGTTCACCATCCTTCTTGTACATAACCTTTGGACGTTGCTGTACCTTAGTCAAGATCTGCTTGGGCATAGCCTCTGCAAGCTCAACTATCTTTAATTCTTTTTTAGACTCCCACAGATCTAGGTACTCTTTAGCAGACTCAATATCAACCTTCCACTTTAAGGCTTCTTGCTCCGCTGCACACTCCATCTTGAATGATAGGTACTTTATAAACTGCCACTTGTCTTGATCGTTAGGGTACAGCTTTGAAAGCTTGATATCCAAGTCACGCCATAAACGAGAGTTAATCTTAACATCCTCTTTACACCTGTGAGCATAATCTTCTTTAGTTAAGTTTACCCAGTCTGTAACCTCTGGTTTCTTTACATTATAATACTCTCCATAAGTCTCTAGACCGTGCTTTGGCTTAGTGTGATTAACGTACCAAGATAAGGCTAAGGTATCAACTAACTTAGCTTTAATCTTTATACCCAATACTTTCTCAGCCACAGGTATATCAAACCTGATAATGTTGTGACCAATAAGTGTATCGGATTGTTCAAAGAATGTACGCATAGTATCATAGTCGTGAGTACTCTTAATCTTACCAGAGTCATCTTCCCAAGACAGTACGTGTATTTTTGTGGCATCCAAGCCATCAGTTTCAATATCAAAAACTGGCATTACTTTTCCTTTGTCATATATTTATATAATTTCATTATTGTTTCCGGGCTATCTTTTAAATGCCCATTAGCTAGATTGCAACTGGTACATAACCAGCCTCTAAACTTATAAGTAGTGTGGCAATGATCAGTTACAAGACCTGTCACACCATTAGGTGGCTTACCACAGGACTCACATAGATCAGGTGATGGGCCGTGAATTGCTCTCATATTTCTTACTACGTTTTGATTGAACTGTGTACAAGACCTACACTGACCTCTGTGGCTTTTAGACCCATCCTTTTTGAAATACTGAGAGTCAAAGTTTTCTATAGATTGCTCTACTCCACAACTCTTACAAACCTTAGTTTGATCACTAACTTTATAAGATTTGTTAACTTCAACATCTTTAATATGTATCTGAAGATCTTCCCACAAAGATTTCTGCATTATATGACCTCTCTAAGGGTAAACGTTTCTGTATTGAAGCGCATCATACCAGCAAAGCCTTCCTCTGAGCAGGGTCTATTCTTCTGCACAGATATGTGTGTAGTGTTACGCTCATCAAAGTCAGAGGCTTCCTTGTCACGACTAAGATCAATAATAACAGAGGCACGTTGACCAATCATCTTACAGTACTTAGGGTCACCATTATCATTAGTGTGAGCAATAGTAACAATACCTACGTTCAACTCAGCGGATAACTTAGACAGCCGTACCGACAGATCAGCTAACATCTGCTCCTTACCTTCCTCAGATGAACCAGAGACAACATCTTGGATAGGTTCAAAGAAGACAAACTTACAGCCACACGCCTGACTAAAGTAACGTATCTGGTCACATAATGCATCAGCACCCTGACCATCACTTAAGTAAAACTGGTAGAACAATTCATCCTTAGTGATACGCTCAATAGCATCCATCACTGCATCATCAGCATTCTTCTCAGCAATCAGATCCCGGCGTGTTAAGTTATCACCTAACTCATAAGACACAAGACCAAGTAGTGACCGTAGCTTAGTCTCTTCCAAGTGCCAAGCTGCGAAGGGAACCTTATGCTGTAGCATATTGTACTCTAAGAATCGCATTATTTCTGTCTTACCAATACCAGTCGGAGCCTTGATAACTGTGAAGTGACCCTGCATCAAGCCAAGGATCTTATCGTCCAGTGCTTGAATGCCTGTCGGGATGTACTGATGTTCTGGTGTGTCTTTGTACAGAGATATAAAGTCCTGTGTACTATTTAAAACATTCTCTGGTGTGTACTTCTTAGCATTCCACCAAGCAGTCTTGAACTCATTACTAGCCCTATTGGTCAAGAACTCATTAGCATCCTTGAACTTATCGTGAGGAACACGGTAGACTTTGTTAGGGAATAGCTTTGCTATCTTATCAGCTACTGCATTACCAGCTTCATCATTGTCAACTGATAGAACAATCTTCTCAAAACTATTGAGCCAGTCTGAACAGTTCTCCCACAGCTTTTTAGAAGGTGTTGCGCTGGGCAGAGATACCACAGGGTTAGTGTAGTTACTCTTAAGCATCTGAGCCACTGACAATGCATCAAGCTCACCCTCAGTGATCGTAACCATCTTAGATGAGCCAGCCGTAAATAGGTTCATACCAAACAATTCATCCCCCTTGAAGTTATCCTTGGTGTAGAATACCTTATCCTCTAGTCTGCGAACTTTCTTACCGCCACTAGGGTATACGTATTCCTGTCGATCAGGGTAAGTTAGCACACCATAGTCTTCCATAGTCTTCTGAGTTATACCCCTCATAGATACATAACTACCCGTTTGGGTATTTTCTGATCTTTGGGGTAGGCTTCTTACATTAGATGTCATAGTAGATCCTTGTGGTAAGGGGTACTTCTCAGCTGCCCACTCAAATTTCTGGTACTTAGACGGGTAAGGGCGATGACAAGAATGACACTTACCAAACCCACTCGTGTTAAAACTGAATGCATCAGAAGACCCACACTCTACATATGGGCAAGGATGATGCGCTATCTCTTGTGTCATATCTGATTAGCCTCGTATCTCTCTAATGCTCTCTTACGCTCTTCTTCATCAAACTCTCTGATAAGTTTGTTCTTAGTCAGGAACCTTCTGAGTGTGTCTATCTCTTTCTGCTTCTGTTTGATTTCCCAACGCATATCTTCTATTGTGCCAGCCATACTCATTTCTTAAACATCCTCTTCAATCTCATTACGACAAGGTATAACAGAAACCCGGGAATAAATCCAATACTCATTAGTATTACTGACAATGCTATTAAGTATGGAATCCATTCTGATAGGCTCATTTCTTTTCTTTATTATTTTTTTCATCCCAAAATTTCTTACTCTCTTCACTGGTTTTAAAGAACCTGTCTATAAAATCCTCTATACCATTTGAATGATAGTGTTTCTGCCTTGTATCACTACCCCACATACCAGTAGTATAGTAGTAAGCATATCTGGCACTGTATTGACCTTTAGGCTCAGGATCTTTGTATATAAAAATCAATTTAACTTTTTCGTGTACGTAGTATGCTAAACCTTTTTCGTCAAGATATTTTTTTACGTACTCCAAATCTTGATTAGTATACTTCCTAAACCTAATTTCACCTTTTGAGTTTTTTCCTGCATAAACCCAACCTTTACTTTTTTGTTCTTCAAACTTTTGCTCTGCCATATCACCCTTCCTCTAAGCAAAACCCGCACATATCATTCTGCGCTGGGCCACCACAGCTTACACATTTCTGCCATTTCTTTTTTACTCTGTTTGACTCTGATTCCAAGCCAGCTTCTACCAATGCTATAAACCCTGCATTAAAGATAGCTGCGAATGTCTCAGGGTCACACTCTACTTGTAGTGTAGCACTACCATCCTCGTGTTCTTCTATCTCTGTTACTTTTATTTCACTCATCACCATTCTGTTCCTCTATTCTGTTATCCAACTCGCTAAACATATTTAGCACCATATTCCTTGGGACAAATAAAAATTTATCTGTTCCTTCAGACACCCAAACACCATCCTTTTTAGAGTCATAAGACAGTTTGATTTCATCTTCATAATTTTCATAGGTCTGCCACGAATTTTCATAGGTCATTCTGT